CACTTTTTCAAACGCGACACCACGACCGCCGTCGAGAAGCGCAGTTTTGACGCGGCAACGGGTGGACGGCGTGGGTCTGCGTTCATGGCTTATGGGTCCAATGCAACCGAAACGCTTGCCGCCGCCGCGCCCCTGCGCAGCCGCGCCCGCCACGCCTACGCCAACAACGGCTACATCGCCAACGGCGTTTCCGCCATTGTTGCAGAGGCCGTGGGGGCGGGCATTGAACCCGCCTCTGCGCACCCGAACGCCGATCTGCGCGACGACCTGAATCAGACGTGGCTGGACTTTGCGGAAACTGCGGACGTGGAAGGCCGGACAGACCTGCGTGGCCTGTTGGCCCAGATGGTTCTGGCCTGCGCTGTTGATGGCGAGTCATTCGCCGTAATTGAAGAAGACTCGGACGGGATTCAGGTCCGCTTGATCCCGGCTGAAATGGTGGACGAATCCAAAACCGCCGATCTGGGGCAAGACCGCTACATCGCCGCCGGGGTCGAATACGACGCCCGTGGCCGCCGTGTGGCATACCATGTCCAACCGCAACGCCCGACCGATCTATTCCCAACGTCCCGCGACCCAATCCGCGTTCCCGCAAAAGACGTGCTGCACCTTATGCGCCCCCTTGGCCCCGGTCAGGTTCGCGGCGTGTCGTGGCTTGCGCCGATCCTGCTGACGCTGACAGAGTTTGACGGGCTTATGGACGCCTTGCTTGTCGGTTGCCGTGTCTCTGCGCTGCATACCGGGTTCATTGTGGACCAAAACAACCTTGGCGGCGCGGGTCCCTACCTCGACGACGTTTCAGGGGCGGACGTGTCACTGGAACCCGGCGTCATTCGGACCCTGCCCGGCGGCAAGGACATTCGCTTTTCCAGCCCGCAAGAAGCCAAGGATTCCATTGCCTTTGCCAAGCTGACCCTTGGTCAGATTGCCGCTGGGCTTGGCGTCCCCCAGCACTTGCTGGACGGGGACCTGTCCAACGCGAACTATTCCAGCTTGCGGGCGGGTCTGTTGCCGTTCCGGGCAAAGATTGAACAGTTTTGCTATCACCAGCTTATCCCGCAAGTCCTGACCCCGCTTTGGCGGCGCGTAATGACACGGGCTTACCTGTCCGGCAATGCCGTCCCTGACCTTGCCCCCGCCTTCAAGGTGGAATGGCTGACCCCGCGCGCGCAACAGGTGGACCCGCTCAAGGACACCCAAGCACTTATCGCCCAGATTGACGCCAAGCTGACCAGCCGGACGCAAGCCGTAGCGTCCTTGGGTTGGAACCGCGCCGATCTGGACCGGGAAATTGCCACCGAAACTGGCGGAGATACAAATGACATTGCATGATCCGCTTGCGCCCCTGACGCGCACCGCGACAACCGCCAACAGCTACGACCCGGAATCCCGGACGTTTGAGGCCGTTGTCGCCACGATCACGCCCGTGGTTCGCCGGGATGCGTGGGGGCCGTTCAACGAGATTCTGAATCCCGCGACCTTGGCCGCCAGTGCTGGGATGCCCTTGCTCGACTCCCACAAGACGGACTCGGTCCGTGACCTGTTGGGCCGCGTGGTTTCAACCCGCGTGGACGGCGACCGAGTCATTGCCAAGCTGCAACTGTCCACCGCGTCCGACACTGACCCTATTGCCCAGCGTATCGCAGACGGCAGCCTGACAGGCGTTTCCATCGGCTACCGCGTGGCAGGTTGGGACGAGTCCACCGGGGCAGACGGTCAACGTCAGAAATCCCCGACCGCGTGGACTCTTACAGAAGTCACTTTGACCACCAATCCGGCAGACCCGAACGCGCGCGTCCGCCAAAAAGAAGCCCTATGCGATCCGGCGCGGCATAGTGAGACTGAGACCAAGCGCGCCGCCAACAACCCCAAAACTGGAGCAGATATGCCCGATGTAATTGAAACCAACCCGGAACAGGATGCAGAGCGCACCCGCCGTTCCGCTATTCGGACTCTTGTCCGTTCCGCTGGCCTGTCTGCCGAAACCGCAGATGACCTGATCGACCAAGACGCCACCGTGGACCAAGCCAAGGCCGCTGTCTTTGACGCAACGCAAACCCGGAGCGCACCCGTCATTCGCACCCACACTGCCCAGAACGATGACCCCGCCGTCATCACCCGCCGTCAGGCTGACGCCGTGGCCGTTCGTATGGCTGGGGGCGACTGCCCGGACGATGCGCGTCAATACATGAGCGATAGCCTGCTGGACATGGCCCGCGATAGCCTGTCCCGCTCGGGCGTGTCCACGCGCGGCTTGTCCGCCGATGATGTGTTCACCCGCGCGGCCCATGGCACGTCTGACTTCCCGCTGGTTGTCAGCAACGCGATGGGCAAGGTGGCCGCCGACTCCTACAAGGCTGCTGAATCCCCGCTGAAACAGCTTGGCCGTCAACGTGTCCTGCGTGACTTCAAACCGTCCACCAGCATCCGCCTGGGCGAAATGGGCCGTCTTGAGGAAATCGCGGAGTCCGGCGAGATCAAAGCCACCAGCCGCGCCGAAAGCGGCGAGTCCATGTCTCTCAAGACGTTCGCCCGCGCGATCAACGTCAGCCGCAATTTGCTGGTGAACGATGACTTGAACCTGTTGGGCGATATGACTGCCGCGTTTGGGGAAGCCGCTGCACAGACAGAGGCGGACGAAATGGTTGCGCTGCTGACCAGCAACCCCAACCTGTCGGACGGGACGCCCGTGTTCGATGCCAGCCGGGGCAACTTGGCAGCCGCCGGGGCCGCTCCAAGCGAAACCACGCTTTCAGCCGCGCGCAAGGCGATGCGAGGGTTCAAGGGGCTGGACGGTAAGACGCTCATTTCCGTGACGCCCAAGTATCTCGTGGTTGGCCCGGAACTGGAAACCGACGCCGAAAAGCTGCTGGCAGCGATCTATGCCGTGACCACGGGCGACGTGAACGCATGGACGGGCAAGCTGTCGCTGCTGGTTGAACCCCGGATTACTGACGACCAATGGTTCGTCTTTGCCGATCCCGCCCGCGTGGCTTCGATGGTTTACGGCTACCTTGCAAGCGCGCAAGGCGTTCAGATTCAACGGGCAGAGGCGTGGGATACGTTGGGTATCAAGTACCGCGCGTTCCTCGACTTTGGCACGGGCTGGTCTGACTGGCGCGGTGCTTACCGGAACGCGGGTTCCTAATGCCCACGCTGGGCGAACAACTGACCGAAGCGCGGGCGGCTTACCACCGCCTGCAACTCGGGGAACTGGCAGTCAGTTTCCGAGACGGCAACGGCGAACAGGTTGAATACAACCGCGCCTCTGCCCCCCGGCTGGCCGCCTACATCAACATCCTTGAACGGCAGGCAATGGGTATCAAAGGCCCCCAGACTTTCCGTTTCCAAACCTCAAAAGGACTGACCTAATGCGCAACTACATTCAAAAAGGTGACGACATCACCGTCGACTCCCCGGCAGACGTGCTGTCCGGCGCGGGCGTCATTATCGGCAACCTGTTCGGCGTAGCCAACGGCGATGCACAGACAGGCAAGCCCGTGGTGCTGTCCACGGTAGGTGTTTTCGATCTGCCCAAGACCACGGCAAACGACATTACTGTTGGCGCGGCGCTCTACTGGAACGACACCGCTAAGGAAGTGACCACCACGGCGTCCGGCAATACCAAAATTGGCGTGGCTATCGCGGCCAAGTCCGGCGCTGGCACTGTTGCAACCCGCTTGAACGGCACGTTCTGATCCGATGACCCAACTCCGTCCGCCTCAACACGAGTTTTGCCCAGCGCCTGTTCGGCGCGGGTTGAGCCGTGCAGAGGCGGCGGAATACATCGGAATCGGGACTACGAAATTTGACGCACTTGTGGGGGACGGACGGATGCCCAAGCCCAAGCGTATAGACGGACGCACGATCTGGGACCGCATTGCCATTGACCGCGCATTTGACGAACTGGACGCCCCTGAGCAAGCTGACGCGAATCCGTGGGACTGACCTGATATGAAAATGCGCCTCAAATACATCGTGGAAGATACAGATAGGCACGGGAATGTCCGACTCTACTACCGCCGCCCCGGCGCGCCCAAAATTCGGTTGCGTGGCCCCAGCGGTTCCCCCGAATTTCTGATCGACTACAAGCGCGCCGCCGCCGGACCTGTCCCAGCCGAGGACCAGACCGAAAAGGTTGGCCGACTGGTCCACGGGTCTATCCGCGCGCTTTGCGTGGAATACTACAAATCCGCCATGTTCCGCGAACTTGACCCACGGACGCAGAAAGTCCGCAGAGGAATCCTTGAGAAATTTTGCCAGAACAAGGGTGACGGCGATAAACCCTACCGCATGTTATTGCCCCGACACATTCGTACCCGGCGCGACGAAATGATGGACAGACCGGAGGCCGCAAACAGCATGGTCAAGGCGCTGCGTCAGGTGTTCAAATATGCCCTGCGGTACGACCTGCACGACACCAACCCGGCAATCGGCGTGGAATACCTGTCTGGCAACGCAGACGGATTCCACTCGTGGACGCTGGACGAAATCGAAAAATTCGAGAACACCCATGAAATCGGCACGCCTGCCCGGCTTGCTTTGGCCCTTGCGCTATACACCGGGCAACGCCGTGCCGATCTGGTGCAATTTGGAAAACAGCACGTCCGCGACGGGTGGCTGTCCTTTACCCAGCACAAGAACCGCAACAGCAAACCCGTTCGGATGGAAATTCCGATCATACCCGAACTGCAACGGATTCTGGACGAAAGCCCCACGGGTGATCTGACGTTTCTAGTAACGGCGTTCAACCGCCCCTTCACGTCAAACGGTTTCGGCAATCGGTTCCGCAAGTGGTGCGATGACGCCGGGCTGAAAAACTGTTCCGTCCACGGGCTGCGCAAGGCCGCCGCCGCGCGTTTGGCCGAATTGGGCTGCACCGAACAAGAGATTATGGCGATCACGGGACACCGCACGTCAAAAGAGGTCACGCGATACACTCGCGCGGCAAGTCAAAAAACCCGAGCCGAAAGCGCCCTGCGCCGCCTATCGAATGGTCAAATCGGGAACAAAAGTGTCCCACTTTCAGAGACCATGTTGGACGGTGGGACAAAACCAACCACCAAGCCATTGAAACGAAACGAAAATGGAAAATAATGGTGCCCAGGGGCGGAATCGAACCACCGACACGAGGATTTTCAATCCACTGCTCTACCCCTGAGCTACCCGGGCACCGGAGACCACCG